AAAGTTTTGTTCAACTTCTTCAATGTGGTCTTGTTGACCTCATGCACGTCACCGTGTGCTGTCTTCATTCTTTTCTGATATGAAGGCCCCGCTGTCTCGTTCTCGTTCTGTCTAGTGAAACTAGGCATCATTCCGTTGAACTCTAGCAAGTCGTCTCTGATTGCTTGATTCTTCTTTTCTATGTTCAGTATCCTAGTGAAACTGTTTGTGATTGCCGCCGTGTAGTATGCGAACGGGTTGTCTGATTTGGATTCATCGAACTGTAGTCCAATCTGACTCAATTGCATCAACGCTTGAGATTGCATCTCATCATTGTATGTGTATCCTCTCCAGTTTGCTCTTGTTCCATAACGTTCACAAAGTTTCATGTACATCATGGCCAGTTGGTTGGTCATCTTACCGTGGTCCACAGAGAAGTTTCCGTTGCTCATTCCGCCAACCCAGTGTGACTTGCCTATGCAAACCAATTTGTCTTTTTGGTCAAAACGGTAGTGTTGGAAAGGCGGGAAGTTGACCTTGCTGTGATGATCCGCTGTAGTCTTGGGATTCTTCTTCCTCTGGTCGTCCATGGGCACGTGATCGAACATCATGACCCTGAACACCAGATCCGTTTTCTCTATCTTCCTGGGACTGACGGTGTAGTCCACTAATTTAATTTTTTTAAGTCCCGCCGCCTTGGCTTCCTCCCATGCTTCCTGTGTGAGTCTCTTGGCTTTGGCCTTCCTGGCCTGTGCCACAGCACTGGCGTTGACTTTCTTTAGATTGGGCACGATTAAGTCATACTGTGCGTCCTCGGGTGCGACGTATGAGCAGTAGGTGTTCTTGCTGGCGTGTATCTGTGCCAGCAGATCTCTGTTGTTTAGGTACTTGACTCTCTTCATAATTTGTTCTCTTTATATTGTGTTGATTCGCGTCGTATGGTGAATTAAGTGCGCCTAAAATAATGCCTATAAATATAGTTAAAGTATACGAAATTTTACAAAGGAAAGCAACCATATAATGGCATTCGGAGACATAGGCAAGATAGTCAAGAACGTGGGAGGGAGCATAATCAACAGGACCCTGGGCAGGCTCACGGGTGCTGGTATTTCCACGGATTCCAGGATAGTGCGTGCCAGGGCCAAATGGTCGGGTCGTAGCGACACCAGAGACTGGCGTGTGAGATTACAGGTGCCAAATGGACCATTGACAACATTTTTTGATTTTGCCAACAATCCAATAATGAAGCCTTTGAGTGAGGCGGAAGGCATTTTCTGGCCGCTGACACCTTCTATCACATTACAGCATTCGGCCAACTACAACGCCATGGATCAGATACACAGCAACTATCCGCACCAGGCCTACCAGAATTCACAAGTGGACTCAATAAACATCATTGGTGAGTTCCCAGTGCAGAATTCTGAGGACGCCAAGCACTGGGTAGCGACCGTGAACTTCCTGAGGACAGTGACCAAGATGTTTTTTGGTAAAGACGATGGTGACGGACTCAAAGGCAATCCACCACCAATCCTACACCTTTCAGGGTATGGTGACCACATGTACAACAAGGTGCCCGTTGTGGTCAACACGTTCAACCTTGAACTGAGGCAGGGCATAGATTACATCTCAACAAAACAATCTGAAGTGGGATATGGACAAGGCAAGGTCGACCCAACCTTGGCGGCGGCAGTGCAGTCGGGAGAATCACAGACCTGGGCACCCACACTGTCAAACATATCAGTTTTAGTGACACCGATCTACAGCAGAGATTCTATCAAGGACTTCTCAATGAAGAAATTCGTTCGTGGAGAATTGAACGGCAAGGGTAGCAACGAGGTAGGATTCATCTAATGGCCAAGTACTCGAACACATCACCGTATTTCGAAACCAGCGAGGTAGCAGACTACCTGGACATCTTGAATCCAAGGACGCTGACCGCTGAGGACGATGATCAAAGTTACACCATAGAGAGGACATACGCATACAGGCCAGACCTGTTGGCATATGACCTTTACGGCTCACCAAGACTGTGGTGGGTGTTCGCACAGCGTAATCCAGACCAGATAGAGGATCCCATCTACGATTTCAAACCAGGAGTTACGGTTCAACTACCAAAGAAAGAGAACCTGCTCAAAGACCTAGGAATATAACCCATGGTAGGCAAATATAATGGTCCTGATTTTGGGTTCGTAAAAAATGCTAAGTCAAGGGCAGACAAATTCAGGAACTTCGATGAATCGGCCTCCTACGCCAGGAAGTCCAGCATAAAAAAACTTCCGCTACAACCGGATCCCAACGTGTTGCACAAGTTCGCATCTTACAACACCATATTCACTCTGTCTGCGTTGAGCCGCCAGGAGATCCGTAATCCCAAGCAGTTCTTCAACAGTGCACCACACGACATCATAGCAAGGAGTGGTGGCACAGGAGACGCCAACAGTAACACAGCACCACCCGGTGCACGTGAGAGGTTCACGGAAGACACCAAAGAAACCATAAGGAAGAGTGCCGCGTTGCGAGACGCCCTCAACAGGAGCACCACAGAATTCTACAAGAACAACGATCTCTATTTCAAGAACGTCGAAATGACGTCAATACCGGCACTGAACGACAAGAGGCGTCTGACCAACGTGACCAACATCATGATGGAGTTGGTTGAACCGTCGGGACTGACGCTGTTGGAGAAAGTGAAGGCGGCCGCGGCCAACAACGGTTTCCTGGATCATCTTGACGCACCCTACATGCTCACAATTGAGTTCAAGGGCTTCGATGAACACGGCAAGGATATCAAAGAGAACACAGATTTCATAAAGAGGGTCATACCTATCAAACTGATCACCATGGACATAGACGTTAACCAGGGAGGGTCATACTACAACATCAAGGCCATACCCTACGACCAATTCGCCCTTACCGACCAATACATGTATCCGAGGACCAGCGGTAGCCTTAGATCAACCAACAGGTCGTTCAAGGACGCCGTGAAAAACTTGCAAGACATATTGGATGAGCAGAATAGAGACGAGCAAAGCAAAGCACTCAACCAATTCCCAGACAGGTATGACATATCGATTAGTGAGGACCTTAATCCCGAAGCACAACTATCATATGAACTACTAGGCCAGGCAGGAATGACACAGGAAAATGTTAACTTTGCGGCAGGAGAGGAGGAGTTCACAATGGAGTTCATAAAATTCAATTCATCGGTACACATTCCTAAACTGTTGGAAAATCTCATGAAGACCCATCCGGACTACGGCGCAAAGAGTTTCGACGAGTGGAGTAAGGCAGTAAGCACACCAGGATCAACAACTTTTGATCCAAACGGCGCTCTGTCCACCTACTTCAAGTATTTCAGGATACGTACAGCGATCGAACCAACGGCAGATTTTGATGAGATACGGCAGACCAACTCCAAGATCATTAAGATCGTGGTGGAACCGTTCTATGTCAGTGCCTACAACCTGGCAACAGCGGGCATACACCAAGACAAGAATTATCAAGGATACGTGGCCAAGGCCTACAACTACATATTCACTGGCGATAACCTTGACATACAGGATCTCAACATCAACTACAAAGTTGCCTACTACCAATCTAGGTTGAAGGACCTGGAGGCCAACGAGAGCAGGACATTCTCACAGAGCAACAAGGACGAGACAAATGAAACGAACACACCAACCAACAGGGAAAAATACAGGAGTGACCAGTATCTGCCCCTCAAGAGTGAGGTATCCTTGCACAAAACTTCGCCGAGCAACAGGTTAGGCAAGGCGGACTCCAGGATAGACCAGTTCTTCGACGCTATAACCAATCCACTTGCGGACATGGTGGTGGTGAACATGACGATACTGGGTGATCCCGCATGGCTGGGACAGAGCCAGTTCATTCCAGCGACACCGGTGAACTCCAACGGCAGTTCCCAGGACAACAACATTGAATTCTTCAGGGGAGAGGCAAAGGACAACGTATGGAACCCCAACCTTAAATGTTTCAACTACGACGTGGCCAAGCCAATAACCAACCTCACCTTCAAGGTGCCACAGGACTTCGATGACAAGACCGGTGTTTATGAGATGTCATCGGCACAACAGGCGGTGTTCTCGGGCCTTTATCAGGTAACACAGGTGCAACACAGTTTCACTGACGGTCAGTTCACACAGAATTTAACAATGGTGAGGTTTAACAACCAGGATAGCAAAGTCACCAACACCAGCAATCAAAAAATTACAACGAAAAATGGTGTGGTAACTAATGTGAAAAATCCAATGCAGGCATCACGTGAGATGGAAAACATTTGGAAAATCAGAGAAGATGATGGGATGGCATAATGGTAGGAAGAGATTATTATAAAGGACACGCATCTAACCCCAGAGCACCGGGCAATGACACCTCTTGGTCGGGAGAGAGTGCAGGTCCATACATAGGTGTGGTCAAGAACAACGTTGATCCATTGAGGATGGGAAGACTACAGGTCAACATTCCCAACCTCAGCAAGACCAATGACCCCATCAGTGGCAACTTGGTCACATGTGAATACCTTTCACCTTTCTATGGTGCCAAGGACGCTAGACACAGCATACCGGGTTCCACTGACTACAAGGACAGCCAACACAGTTATGGCTTCTGGGCGGTGCCACCTGACCTAGACACAAGGGTGTTGGTGATATTCGCGGAAGGCAAGATGGACCAGGCGTTCTGGATAGGTTGCGTGCCGGAGCCCATGACCAACCAGATGACACCAGGCATATCATCAAGCACACTGACCCACGATGCCTTGGACGGCACCTTCGAGGGTGCGGACGCAGGATTCCAACAAGACAAGAAATCAAAATACGGAACCACTAATGTTCCAGCCGGAGAAGTCAATAGGACAAAGACAGATGCCACACCACAACAGATCGCTAATGACAGACGGCCCATACACCCGTTCGCAGAAACACTATTGAAACAGGGTCTTAGTGCGGACGACATCAGGGGTAACACCTCCAGTTCAGCACGTAGGGAGACACCGAGCCAGGTGTTTGGTATCAGCACGCCAGGCAGGAAAGACACGACCACCACAAAAGAGAACGTGGGAACAAAAGATTCAGGGGCAAAGGACTACGTCACGAGAAAGACAGGACACACGTTCGTCATGGACGACGGTGCTGAGGACGGCACAAACCAACTCACAAGATTACGTACGGCGTCAGGACATCAACTGCTGATGCACGACACAGAGGGTGTGGTTTACATAGCCAACGGTTCTGGTAACGCCTACATAGAGATGCAGAAGAACGGCAGGATCGATGTGTATTCTGGAGTGGGAGGAATAAACTTGAGGACGGAGGGTGACTTCAACCTACACTCGGACTCCAACATCAACATGCACGCCAATGGTCAGATAAGGATGAGTTCTGCCAAAGAGATGATACAGAGTGCAGATGTCATATTTACAACGGGTCAAAAAGGAATATTCAACAGTTCACAGGCCGGGTCCGTGAGAACATTTGCCAGAGACGGGATAAGTTCAGATACCAAAGGTAGTCAGTTGCATGGAGCCAGGGGAGGCAGTATACACCTGGCGGCGTCTCCTAGAGGACGTACTGGCGGCCAGATACATTTCAATTCGACTTCCCCAAGTGACAAGTGGGGGCCATCATGGCTGACCCAGGAGAAGGTCGGAATGCAACTGCGTGAAGAGGGTGACGTAGAATTAGCACATAAAGGCGTCAAGCCATTGAAGGAATTCACCAAGAAGACCAAGACAACAGTGCATAGATTGGTCACACACGAACCCATGTTCAGGGCCAGCGTGATAGACAGCGACGGGATCATACCCGTGGACGCCGACGACAAGAAACAGTGGAGCAGGCTTGCCAACACGCCAGGCACTGCCGAGTATGTGAACAACAGGAACAGATTGAGTGAGAACAGTGCCATACGTGACGCCCAGTACCAAGCAGATGCGTTGCAATGGGTTAAACAGAAGATAGGTGACAGCACCAACGCCACCAAGGCCAAACAGTTGTTGACAGAGTTCGGAACCAAATACAATGCAATATATGGCATCTCGGAAAAGATAAATTTACCTTTCGATATCAAGGACAGCATTTCAGAGAAGTTCAAGGGATTAGATTTCAATTCTCCTCTCAAGGACCTTACCAGCAACCTTACATCACAGGTGGTGGACTCTTTCACGGGCAAGAGCAAGGAACTGTTCAAGGACAACGTGTTCGTCAACAGTGCGGGAGAACTGTTCACTCTTGGCAGTGACACGATATCAGGTGTGACCGGTAACATAGACCTGCTGAACAGCAGTCTTAATTCTGTGCAGGGTCTCACAAAGAACCTGTCAGCGGGCAACATTCCTGCAACCATATCTAATCTACAGAGCATAAGCCAGACCTACACCAGTGTGGTAGGTGGCCAGATAGTGGGCATGAACCAGATCAAGAGCCTGGCCAGCAAGGCAGGACTTTTCGACGCCAGGGACGCCGCGAGGGGCGGTCAGACCTTCCTGGAGAACGTGGGCGGAAACTTGACAGAGAAGATAGGAAACATAGGTGGAGCAGTCAAAGGGTTCTTCTCAGGTTTCAAATTCAGCGATCAGAGATTGAAGGAAGATATCAAATTAGTTGGCAAGTCGCTTGCAGGCATCAACATATATTCGTTTAAATACAAACACACCAATGGAACATACGAGGGCGTGATGGCACAGGAGGTTCCGTGGGCGAGAACAATAACACACACAGGATTCTATGCTGTGGACTACAGCAAAGTTGACGTGGAATTTAGGAGATTGCATTAATGGCATACGGAGATTCAGGATCAGGAGACCTATCAAACAAGTCAGTGACCTTCAAGGGTTTCAGTTCACGTGCGGACAAGCGTAACTTCAAACTGTACGACTTCGAAGTGGCCAAGCAGGACCTGATCAACAGGTTATCAGTGCGTAAGGGTGAGCGGGTTGAGAACCCTGAGTTCGGCACCATAATATATGATGCCATATTCGAACCGTTTACAGAACAACTCAAAGACGCCATAGTGGAGGACATCACTGCAAATTTGAACGCAGACCCTCGTATTTCTACACAAGAGATCCTAGTAACAGAAGCGGACAAGGGAATAGCCATACAGGCCACTATAACCTATGTTCCACTGAATATAACAGAGAAACTGAGATTCAACTTCGATGAGAATTCGTTGTTACGCCTATCTTAATATACGCACATTTCCTAACATATAAATACCATTGTAATTACAATGGCCACTACAGATAGACAAAACAGATTATTAGTCGCGGAAGATTGGAGAAAGATCTACCAGGCTTTCCAACAGGCGGATTTCAAATCATACGACTTCGAGACCTTGAGAAGGACCATGGTAGCGTATCTGCAAGAGAACTATCCAGATGACTTCAATGATTTCGTTGAGAGTTCTGAGTATGTGGCGCTAATAGACCTTATTGCCTATGTGGCACAGGCACTTTCTTTCAGAGTAGACCTTAACGCAAGGGAAAACTTCTTAGAAACTGCCGAAAGAAGAAACTCGGTTTTGAGATTGGCAAGGCTTATCAACTATAATGCAAAGAGAAATCTTCCAGCAACAGGATTATTAAAAGTAGATTCTATCTCTACAACACAGGACGTGCAGGACAGCACAGGAACAAACCTTGCAAACTCAAACGTCATCTGGAATGATTCGGCAAACTCAAACTACAGGGAGCAGTTCACAGCAATACTGAACGCGGCCAACCAGACGGGACAACTGTTTGGCAATCCCAGGGAGTCAGGCAAGATAGGTGGCATCGACACAGAAGTCTACACACTAAGTTCCAACCAGTTGGATCTACCCATATTCAAATTTCAGAAGTCAGTGGGAGGTACAGCGAGAGCTTTTGAAATAGTTCCTAGTACAACAACAGATTCAGAAGCCATATATGAATCATCACCGGTGCCAGGATCCGGATTGACTTACACTTACAGGTCAGATGGATCTGGAGACAGTTCAAACAACACAGGTTTCTTCTTCATGTTCAAACAGGGCACAATGCAGAATCAAGAGTTCACTGTGGACACAGCGATTACGAACTATGTGAAAAGTTTTGAGACATCCAACATCAACAATACCGACGTATGGTTGTACAAGTTAGATCAGTTTGGACAGTTGTCTGAAGCATGGTCAAAAGTTCCATCGTTATCAGGAAACAATGCGATTTATAATTCTTTATCTAAGGAAGAGAGAAACACATATAATGTTGTTACAAAAAATAATGATTCAGTCGACCTAGTGTTCGGAGATGGTAATTTTTCCAACATACCTTTAGGCAACTTCAGGACCTACTACAGGGTCAGCGACAATGCAAAGTTTGCCATACAGCCTGCTGACATGCAGAACGTACAGTTGACGGTACCATACACGGACGCCAACGGTGCACAGCAGTCATTGACAATGAGCGTGAGTCTTAAATCAAGTGTGTACAATTCTAGTGCAACTGAATCCAATGATTCAATAAAAGAGAAAGCCGCACAGGTATACTACTCACAGAACAGGATGATCACGGCAGAGGACTACCAGGTTGTGCCTTTGAGTGCTTCACAGGAAATCGTAAAAGTGAGATCGGTCAACAGGTCCGCGTCAGGAATCAGCAGGGCCAAAGAGATACTGGATCCAACGGGGGCATACTCGAATGTAAGCGTGTTTGCCGAGGATGGAATCATATACAGGGAGGAAAGTGTACAGCAGTTCACGTTCACTTTCAACAACAGGAGTGACATACAATCCACAATAGACACATCAGTAGAAGCCAAGTTAAAGGAAGCATACGCCAGACAGTTCTACTACTTGAAGTACGGCACGAAAGACGCCAGCACACTTTCAGCAACATGGAATTCAACAACAACTTCCACCAACACCAACACGGGGTATTTTACTTCAGGTGGTGCATTGGTGATAGGAGATTCTGCAACCTCAAACATGAAATTCGCGAAGCCGGGTGCTTTGATCAAGTTCACATCTCCGGACACCAGGAAGTTCTTGAATGGTACACTGGTCACGTCAACCACAGACAATGCGGAAGACAGGGCATGGGCCAAGATAGGTGATGTGGTGCTTGATGGAGCCAACGGCGGAGTAGGAAACCTAGAGTCGGGTGTTGGTCCAGTCACACTTAATAACATAGTGCCAGACGGTTCTGTAATCAATGCAATAATTCCAAATCTGACCACATCGTTCAGTGCAACGCTCGAAGCAGATATGATAGACAGGATAGAGGCCTATGAGGAATTTGGTTTACGATATGACACAGATTCAGAAACATGGAAGGTGATCACTTCTACGAACCTAAGCACAAGTTCGGTATTCGGTCTTGGTAACACAGGTTCAACCACAGGAACAAACGCGGATGCCAGTTGGTGGTTCAAATTTACCAACGACGGAAACACCTACACGGTGCAATACAGGAAACTGGATTACATTTTCGAATCAGAGTCACAGAACAAGTTCCACTATGACGTGGAAGAAAAAATTTACGACTACACAACAGGTAGGAGTGTCAAAGACACGGTAAAAATTCTTAAAACAAACAGTATAGTTTCGACGGGAAACAGTGTTGGATACCCGATCACATGGCAAGTGGTCGATGTTGTGACCGAGATAGACGGTTACCAGGACAACAGGAAAGTTAAGGTTGGTTTCTTTGATGCAGACGATGACGGTGTTGTGGACAATCCTGAACTGTTTGACATATACGTTGAACCAACACTTTCGGAATCCACTAAATTTGTTTTCTTTGAGAAGTACACATCATATGACGCAATTGAAAGATTCAGACCATACGCATCAACCAACTTCGTTGTTGCTGAAAAAGAAACAGACATAAATTTAAACACGTCGACTTATACAGACGGGCAATTATTTTACTTCTATGACAGCGCCGAGGACGTGATCAAGAAGTACAGTTCTACAACCAATACTTTGACCACGACAACGGACTACACAGCAAGGAAAGGCAGAAGTTCAATTGATTTCCAGTACAAACACCATGCCGGGCAAGAAACCAGGATAGATCCCAGCGTGTCTAACATTGTTGACGTGTACCTATTGGAGAGGACCTATGATAACCTGTTCAGGATCTGGTTACAGGAAGGCGGATCGAAACCAACTGTGTCCACAGCAGACCAGTTGAGAATCAACTACTCAGGCACACTAAATCCATTGAAATCTTTATCTGATCAAATCATTTACCATCCAGTAAAATACAAAATTTTGTTTGGTTCAAATGCAGATGAACAACTACAGGCAACTTTCAAGGTTGTAAAAAATCCAAAGACCAATGTGTCAGACGCAGTGATCAAGACCAGAGTGATCGCCGCGATAAACGAATTCTTCGCACTGGACAACTGGGATTTTGGAGACGCTTTTTATTTTACAGAATTGGCCGCTTACATACACAATGAACTAGCACCAGACTTGTTGACAGCGGTCATTGTGCCCAACCAGTCAGGACAGGGTTTTGGGTCCTTGTTCCAAATTGACTCAGCGGCAGACGAGATTTTCATCAGTGGGGCCACCGTTGATGATGTGTCAATCATAACAGCACTGGGAGCCAACCAACTGGCGGCCTCCGGCACTGTGGTCACATCAACATCAACTGCCACGACCAACACCACGACAGGATCAGCAGTGTCAGGCTCTACTACAACAGGTTCCGGTTCAAGCACCGGCAGTAGTGGGTCAGGATACTAATGGCAGACAATCCCACCAACGCATTAACTAATAACGAAGTTGTCAAACAGGGCAACAACGAGTACAGGCGTACAGTACAACACCTACCTGCTTTCTACAGGACAGACGCCAATCAACGTTTCCTGGCCAGCACGATGGATCCGTTAGTACAAAAAGGGTCACTGGAGAGACTAGACGGTTACATAGGAAGACAGGATGCCTACACAAGACAAATCAGTGACAGATATATCACTGCCACAAGTAGAGATAGGTTCGCATATCAGTTAGAGCCTACTGTGACATACACAGACAGAGACACAACATCGGTCAATCCCGAAGATCAAGTCAAGTTCACCGGAACGTACGATGATTACATAAACCAGATCAAGTACTTGGGCGGAAAGATTAACAACCATGACAGATTGAACAAAGAGACTGTGTACTCATGGAACCCAGCCATAGACTACGACAAATTGATCAACTACAGAGAGTACTACTGGATACCAGAAGGGCCTGGAGCCATAGAGATAGATTCAGTTGGACCCAGTGCGGTCATCGAGTATTCGGTTGAGAATTTGGCACAAGGGGCCTACAACTTTACACACAGGGAGAACGAGAACAATCCCATACTGACGCTTTACAGGGGAAACACTTATAAGTTCGATGTGAACGCCAAAGGACATCCTTTCTGGATAATGACCGAGCCATACAAGAGCAAGGTATCAGAGGACGGCTCTACATCAACGATATTCGATACGGGAGTCACCAACAATGGAGCAGATTACGGAACTGTTACATTCACAGTTCCCACTACAGGTGCACCAGACACTTTATACTATCAGTGCGGAAACCATGATGCCATGTACGGCATATTACAGATACGAGATGTTGTAAGCACTACTTCTATCAACGTAGAAGATGATATCATAGGTGTTAAAAACTATAGCCTAAGGACTTTAGATCTTTCAAATGGCATGAAAATTAAATTCACCAACTCGTTGGTACCATCGGCTTATCAGGATAAAGAATATTACGTAGAAGGCGTTGGTGATTCTATCACACTTACTGATGTTGAAGACCTAATAACTCCAGGCAGTTACGCTACAGAGTCTACAATACTATACGACCAAGTAGGATATGATTCAAGACCATATGCGAAAGCGTACTACACTCCAGACAACAAAGATTACATCACAATAAAAAGGGATTCTCAGGATCAGAACGCATGGTCCAGATATAACAGATGGTTCCACAGATCCATAATAGAGGAAACTGCGAGGATAGGCGGCCACACTCCTGTGCTTAATGAAGACGACAGGGCAAAGAGGCCTATCATAGAATTTGACTCTGGTTTAGCACTTTACAATCATGGAACTGTTGCCAAAAAATCAGTGACACTTTATGACACAGTGACCACAGACGCCTTCAGTGATGTTGTCAAGCAGACTGGATACATCATTGACGGACTAGCACTGGCTAACGGAATGAGGGTAGTGTTCGCGGCGGACACGGATCCCATAGTAAAGAACAAGATTTATGATGTGAATTTCGTCACAGCGGGAGATTCCACGCAGGTCATCAACTTAACAGAGGCATCCGATGCCACGCCAACCAACAATGATTCTATTTTCATAGAGTTTGGAACAGCAAACCAGGGAAAAACTTTTTACTACAACGATACTACTGAAACTTTTGAAGAAGCACAACAGAAAACAGGCGTGAACCAACAGCCGTTGTTCGGTATGTGGGATAACAATCACCTCTCATTCGATGATGCTACGACATATCCCAATTCAACCTTCGCTGGAGCAAAGGTTTTTGCTTTCGCAACGTCTGACACGGCAACCACTGACACGGTGCTTGGCATCAAGGTAAAATACAACACCATCAACAACGTGGGAGACATCGTATTCGATTCAGATCACACATCAGGAACCTTCACTTATAAGAGCGGAACATCCACAATCACAAAGAACTTGGCCGAGGGTCACCTGCACTACACGACAGGCAGGTCAACTCACAATTCAAGGAGTGCCTGGATTAAAAGGACGACGGAAAGCAAACAGCGGGCGATCAGGACTTTCATAGTCGACGCAACTGAAAAACAGTTGTTCCCCATCGACTTCTACAAGAATTCAGCGGACCTCACCGATCTTGAACTATCGGTATCTGTCAACGGTTCTCGTAAGACACTGACGACCGATTACACACTAGAAACAGGAACAAAAAACAAATACGTAAAATTTAATACTGCCCTGGAAGTTGACGATCAGATCCGGATAGCAGGACATAGCAGTGCTGAAAAGATCGCTGACAAGGGCATATACGAGATCCCGGAAAATTTAGCGACAAACAGTCTCAACCAACAGTTGGGCACATTTACATTTGGTCAGATACTGGCTCATGTCAGGGACATACTTGACAAGAATCAAGATGTCACAGGAGCGATACCAGGAGTTTCAAATCTACGAGACAAGCCAGATGCGAGATTGAAGGGCGGTAGCATACACCAACACGAAGGACCGTTGCTTCCGGCCATTTTTGGTTTGGCGGATCAGAATTCCAACATAATTTCATCAATAGATTATGTCAGCCAGGAATATGAGAAATGGTACAACGCATTCTTAACACATGCAACAGGTACGGCATACGAGGGAGTTGCCGCTGACAGGATTGACGAGATAATCGCGGCCATAACACCAGGTAGAAATAGTGGTTTCCCGTTCTACTACGAAGACATGGTAGGTTGGGGAGAAAACCTTTCGACCAGATCATACACGGTGATGGGATCATCACAGACAGACTATGCACTGGACTCACAACACGACATAACGACTTTGAGCAATAGGGCAGTCTATGTGTACTTGAATGATGTGCAGTTGTTGTTGGGAACAGATTACACTTTCAGCACAACAGACGACAGTGTCAGCATTAGCAAGGCCCTGGCCGAAGGTGATAAGATCGTCATCAGAGATTACACAGACACCACCGGCAGTTACATGCCACCGTCGCCGACCAAACTGGGAATGTATCCCAAGTTCACACCGGAGACATTCACAGATACCACGTATCTCACAGACACAGCGGTGATCCGTAAGCACGACGGTTCCATCATCAAGGCGTATGGAGATGAACGTGATGATTTAATATTAGAGTTAGAAAAAAGGATCTACAACAACATCAAAGTGATCTACGATGCCACTTTGGTAGACATACACGATGTGTTGCCAAGTGCTTTCACATCAACGGAGTACACACTACAAGAAGTGGACGGGGTGATGGGACCAGACTTCTATCAGTGGGCAGGCCGTAACAATGTGCAGTACATCAACAACACCGCGTTCACGGAAGGATCACCTTTCACGTACAACTATGCTAGGTCAAAAGGCAGACTGGTTGATGAGAACCTACCAGGACACTGGAGAGGCATATACAAATATTTCTACGACACGGACGCTCCACATGTCAGGCCATGGGAGATGCTGGGTCATTCGGAGAAGCCTAGCACGTGGGACGCGACCTACGGAACCGCTCCATACACATCAGGCAATGATGTATTATGGAACGCTGTTGCGACACAGACGGGAAGATACGGGAAATCTCTGATCAGGGACTACCTACCTGTTGACGCATCAGGCAATCTTTTAGATCCATTGGAGGCGGGACTAGTTGACAACTTTGATATACCGGGAAGACAGAACGGATGGAAGTTTGGCGATCAAGCACCAGCGGAGACGGCATGGAGGAGATCCAGTGCTTACCCATTCACGGTCATTAAGGCATTGGCACTTACTAAACCCGCTAAGTTCTTTTCTAATCTTTTTGATCCGTCTAGATTGACGACGAACGTCGCAGGCAACCAGATCAACACAGCGACTGGTATAAGGAACACACTTGCAACAGCGAAATATCATCTAGAAACGGAAACAAATACAGCAACAGGTGTGACGACAAGATACCAGACGGCAGGATACCAACCATTAGTGGTCAATTACCTGATATCGAGGAACATGGACAGTAAAACTTTCTATTATGATAAGATGAAGAACTTATCTGTACAACTATCCTACAAGTTGGGCGGATTCACCGACAAAGACAACATAAAGATCTTAACAGACAGTGTGTCACCAGGATCTAAGTCAGGATCAAAATTCATGCCGGATGAAAACTACAAGATACTTTTCAGGACATCCAATCCTGTAGAGAGTTTCCAATATTCTGGTGTGCTGATAGAGAAGAACACAGATATCAGTCAGGATGGTTCCACTATACTGGGCGGATACAAGTTGTTGGGTTACAGCACTACCAAACCTTATTTCAACTTTAACTACCCTGTGAAGACTGCTACCAACAAGTCAGTGTCTGTGCCAGGATCGCAGGAGGTAGCTCAATACAACAACTACCAGGAGATCACACAGACCATACCATATGGTCACGTGTTTGAAACCATACAGGATGTTGCTGATTTCTTGTTTGGCTATGGACAATGGCTAGAATCACAAGGATTCCGATTCAACAAGTTCTCGAACGAACTCAAAGAAACACTGAACTGGTCAAATGCTGTACGAGAATTTTTATTCTGGACCACACAGGAGTGGTCACCAGGATCAGCGATAACCGTTTCTCCGGCCGCGGATGGTTTCGAACTAGACACCGACAACAGCATCGTTGGGAAACTGAGGAACCTGGCAGGTGACTATTCACTACTAGACTCGGGCGGTAGGAAGATAGATGTCAGTGAGATATCTACCAAAAGAATAGGTAAGACTTTTGAACTGGGGATCAAATCCGATACGGTTGGACTGTACAACATAGCACTCAACACCGTGCAGAAGGAACACGTATTGTTGTTTGACAACAGCACGGTGTTCGCAGACATAATATACGACCCGTTCACAGGATTCAGGCAACAGAGGCTCAAACTGGTCGGCTGGAAGACGGCGGGTTGGAATGGTGACTACTACGCACCGGGATTCGTGTTCGATGCCGCACAGGTCACATACTGGACGGCCAACACAGACTACAGGATAGGCGACAGTGTTGAATACCAAGGCAAGTTCTACGTGGCAAAAACCAATCATAACTCGGGTGCTACTTTTGAAAAAACCAACTGGACACTCAAAGATGAGAAACCAGCACCGCAGTTGATACCCAACTTCGAGTACAAGATAGCACAGTTCAACGACTTCTATGAGTTAGAGACCAACAACTTCGATGAATCGCAACAGCAGTTGGCACAGAGGCTCACAGGGTACCAATCAAGGGACTACCTGGAGAACCTTTTCGTCAATGACGTGTCGCAGTACAAGTTCTACCAAGGTTACATCAGGGAGAAGGGCACACAGAACGCCATAGACAAGATATTGAAGGCCAAGTACGAGGGAGAGGACATCACGTTGGACCTATATCCGGAATGGATGATACGTACAGGTAACTTCGGTAACACGGACTCCATAGAGAACATACAGATAACATTGAAAGATAACGAGATCACAGCAGATCCACAGAGCATTGAATTGTTGGACACATCCAATGACACGGTGCAATATACAAGATCGGATGCGATAGTCAAAGACAACTTCTACTACAAGCCGGTTGAGTACACAGCGTCGACCACATTCAAGAGATTGGACTACACAAAAGGTGGGGTCAGCAGGGACACAGGACAGGTGTTCAAGACCGCAGGATATCCTCAACTGCAACAGGTACAACACACTGCGTTCAACATAGACGAGATCCGCAACTTGGACATGAATGTCATATCAAGCAATGATCTGATATGGGTGGCCAACAAGAGTAATGGTGATTGGGACGTGTTCAGGATCACCAGTGCTGGCATAAAGATAGCGGATCTACAGTTGATAAACGATGCCTCACAGTTGGAGATCACATTCACTGGTTCTCACAATTTGACGGCGGGGTCAACTACCACACAGGCGGACTACTTTGGTATATCAAACAGTGAAGAAGCAACGCTGAACGGCGTGTACCAGGTCAGTTCTACACCAGACCACAAGACGGTGATCATCGATTATGATGGCAATGTGGGATTTATTCCGGCACTGGAAGACGGCTCAACAGCAGACAGTTATGGAAACATCTACAAGTTCGTGTCTGTGAGATTGGCATCAATGGATAATGTAAATGACTTGATAGATTTTGAAAATTACACAGACAAGGATGACGCTATAGAACAACTAGGAGACAAGGTGTTCGCAGACGCTGACAGTTCAGGACTGTGGCGTGTGTACGAGAAACAGGATCCGTACACGTCAGCGATAGTGTTATCCCCAGACGCCGGCACAGCAGAACAGGAGTTTGGACACAGGATAGTGGCACGTAATGACGGAAGGACGGTGATAGCATCCGCTCCAGGCAAGGGACAAGGTGAGGTGCACTTCCTGTTCAGGCCTTCCGCGGAAGCAGGGACAACTTTGCAAACACAATCCACAGTGACAATGACAGAGAACAATGACAACACCAGCAGGCTTGGCGAATCATTATCGATCAGTACCGATGAGAACTTTGTGGTTGCTGGAGCACCATACACAAACGCTATAGATGATGATGGCAGTACAAGACAAATAGACTCAGGATTAATCAAGGTTTACATTTGGGATCCAAGCACGTTCAAGTATGGAATACTTGACACAATTACAGCACCAACAGATGGTTCTACATTTAACGAGAATGCGAACTTTGGTTGGGCACACAAAATTTCAGAACCAGGCATAACTTCCACAAGGACAACAGCAGACAAATACATGTTCGTGTCCGCACCAGGCCACGACAACGACAGGGGTCGGGTGTACATGTACACGTGGGGAGTGGGCTCAGACGGATCCACGTACGACACTTGGACACAGGACTACACCATAGAGGCACCGGCCGGTGGTTCGGCACAGAGATTCGGACACAGGATACAGGCCAACGACAACGGTGACATACTTGCTGTGAGTTCCGTGGCACCAGGCAACGCGGGCAAGGTGGAGATATTCATCAAGACGTCACAGAGCAATGATGGTAGCACACAAAATTCATTCGCACTGGCACAGACCATAACAGGTGTGGCGTCAGATGGTTCCAGTATTAATACAGCGTTTGGTGAATCTATAACAATGAGTAAAGATGGTACAGCACTGATCATCAGTGCACCTGGAGTCGATGGCACATTACATCCAGACGCAGGAGCAGTGTACTACTACAAATGGAACGCAGATGATTCGACCAACACTTACACACTACAACAGACTATAAGTGCTCCTGAATCGAGTACCAACATGAAATTTGGCACAAGCCTAGACATCAATGACGCCGGCACAAGAGTGATAATCGGTGCTGAAAATTTTGCCAGCTCGAGGGAAATGAAATTTGACACAGGAGAGACAACTTTTGATCTACAGGATACCACAATAGTTGACAGCAACACAGGATCAGGCGGAGCGTTCACGGCAACCATGTACAATACTAAATTTGTTGTGGATGACAGACTGGTTACAAACAATGTCACAGCAGACGATGACTTTGGAAGAGGTGTCTGCATGATTGACAATTCGGTCTTTGTTGGCGCACCAAAAGACGATGGCAACACAACATCGGACGGTAGCACCAAAATAGTGAACGATGGTACTGTTGCATGTTACGACCTTGCAGTGAATGGTCAATACGCATGGAAAAATCTAGTTACTGAGACAGCACTGATGGACACAGATAAATTAGGAAAAGTTTTTGAATTTAGCCAATCAACAAAACAGATTAGAGATTATTATGATCTTTATGATCCTGTGAAAGGAAGGATATTAGGCATTGCTGATAGGGAAATAAACATCAAAACTGCATGGGATCCTGCAACTTATAATGTAGGAGACAATGCGAACACAAAGACACCATGGGCTGAGACACACATAGGTGAAGTATGGTGGAATCTGTCCACGGTCAAATGGTTATGGTACGAGCAGGACACACAGGAATACAAGCACAATCATTGGGGACAGACATTCCCTGGTTCCAGCATAGATGTGTACGAATGGGTGGAATCTCGATTATTGCCAAGCGAATGGAACAGGAGAGTCGAAGGCACGGCACGGCAAATTATATCAGGCACGGCTCTGTACGGAGATGATTCGCAGTACACAGTGACACAGAAGTACGATTCGAGACTAGACCAGTTTGTCAACTACTATTACTTCTGGGTAAAAGGAAAGACAACACTGCCAGAAGAGCAGGTCAAGAATGATAGACATCAGCACATGCACAGGAAGAACACAGTGGCATTTATTGCCAACCTGATCGCAAATCCTAGGGCATTTGATTACAAGTACTATTCTGTCACCGACACTAACAAATTACTATTGAATAACATCTCAAATTTAACCAATGACGATGTAGTGCTTAACATAGATATAAGAGCAAACACGTTCGAGGGAGATTCACACAGTGTATGGAAGTTGGTCAGGGAAGGCGATGCCGACTACAGGCCAGGTCATCAGATAGAGGCACGTTGGTGGGACTCTCTGGTAGGAAAAAATACTGCGGGCGACGTGGTACCAGATCTAAACCTACCAGTAAACGAGAGATACGGTAACAACGTAAGGCCGAGACAGAGCTGGTATGTTGATAGGTATAATGCACTCAAAGAGATCATAGACTACGCAAACAGTGTGTTGAAAAAACATCAGTTGGTGGGCCAGGTCAATTTAACAAATTTAGACTCCAAGGAACCAGAACCCACAGGACAGAGTGGCGAATGGGACGCAACAGTTGATACATACGTAGAACTGACTTATCTCAACACAGCAGATCTTTCAGGCACTGTGAACTACTTGGTCAAAGCAGACGAGACAGCAAACAACCGTTGGGCGATATATCTATGGGACGGCACAGAATTCACGAGGACAAAAGTACAGACTTATAACACTAGTGCATATTGGAGTTACACTGATTGGTACAAGACAGACGGAGACATGGCGCATAATGACAACACCAAGATCGACAAGCAGGTCACGTTCCAATACGAACTTGATACACTGGACCTTGTCATAGGCAAACACGTGAAAGTAACGAGTGCAGACACAGGCGGGTGGAAACTGTTCATGAAGACTGCCACAGGATGGGAAAATGTTGGAACAGAAAACGGCACCATCAGGTTGAGCACTAAACTTTACGACTACAGTCAAGATGCATCTGGCTTCGCAGGCGAGGACACGTTCGATGAAAACTTCTTTGACCAGGAACCAAGCATAGAGACCAGGAAAGTGTTGACTGCATTGAGAGATGATCTATTCATAAATGATCTCGCAGGTGAATACAACACCTTGTTCTTTACAGGATTGAGAAAGGTGCTTTCTGAACAGACGTATGTGGATTGGATGTTCAAAACTTCATTCATAAATGTTAAAAATTCAGTTAGAGAACTGGACCAAAGAAAAACTTACACCACTGGCACAGACAGTTGGATAGAAAGTTACATCAACGAAGTCAAACCTTTCCACACAAAATTAAGGGAATACACACTAGGCTATGACAAGACGGAGACTCAAGACGGCATATACACAGACTTTGACAATCCAACTTTTTATGACGCAAATACTGGAAAAATAAGACCGCTAAACGTAAGTCTAGACACTGAGAAGTTGACTGAATACCCTTGGCAGATGTGGAACGATTACCATAAGAAATATGTTTCATCAATAACAATTATCAATGGCGGATCTGGATACACCAAGGCACCTACAGTAACCATAGTTGGTGGTACTGTGGCATCAACAGGTCCATTCCAGATACAAGCAACCAGCAATAGAGGTTCGACGTCAGGCAGTTACGGTTACTACTATCCTTTATTCAGCAGTGAGGCCCAGGCAAAAATATGGGACAGTCAAAACGGAGGTTCAGGAACCACCAACACGTACGGCTTCGACGGCTTCTCTGGATTGTTTTATGGTCCAAGCACAACGATAACTCCTACCAGCACCAGATCAGGTGCGTACAAAATGTATGAGACTCCAAGCACGACCGCGGCCACGGCAACGGCGACAGTGCAGGATGGTAAGGTCACCAAAATTACACTTACAGGCAAAGGGGCAAATTACACAGCCACTCCAATGGTTGTCATCACAGGTGGTGCTGATGACGGGTCAACGCCGTCAGACACAGCAAGAGCATATGCTAATTTGGCCAACGACCTGGTAAGAGACTTTGACACGACAATAAAATTCGATAGGGTGTCCAGCACATCGAGAGTGGTTGATTGGGCGGCCAACACAAACTATGCTTACAATGACCTGTTAAGGTACAACAACAAACTTTACAAAGTTACCAATGCATTCACTTCATCGACAGACTTCGACGACAACGTCGGAAGTGTTTACAAGGTGTACGGCGATGAGACAGGACTTACAGCCGCTGACAGGACTAAAGGTTTCTACACACCAGGTGCTGGAATGCCAGGCAATGAACTGGATCAAGTGATGACTGGTGTGGACTACGGCGGAACAATGGTTACTGGATTATTGTTCTCACAAGAAGCAGGTTGGGACAAAGCGGGTTGGTATGATTTCCCATGGGACAACTATGGTGGTTCAAGAGTCGTGGCGTTTAGGGCAGACGGAGTAGGACAAGATTATGACTTCGATGTTGCACCGGCCACAACAGAAGTTTATCAAGTGTACATCACGCAGGATGATAGCACAAGGAAAAAACTCCCTGATGTTATCAGAGGTGATGGATCAACAGTGAGATTCGCTATCAGCGAGATAGCAGAAGCGAATGCTCTAGTAGAGTTCATTCCATTTGATGATGACGGAGTTTTGACACCAACTGATGACAGGACATTGGATTCGATAGTCAAAGGTGGCCTTTTCACATCAGCACTGGGACACGCACCAAGTGATATCGTGTTGGAGGGAGACGAGTTCGTTTCACCGGACACTAGTTACGCACCTGAAGAAACTGTTCCTGGTCAGTTGTTTGACACATTGGACATAAAAGTTTACACTTCACCAGAGTCTGGTGTACCATTCATCAGTGAGATGAGTCACAGAGGTAACGGAAGCACAACGACATACAGCATAGGTGACTATCCTGGCACACTTGGATCAGTGACTGTGACAGTGGATGGTGTGGTTAAGAAAGGCAGTGCATTAGATTCAACAGTGTCTGATTATACAATCAATGTTGCAAACAAAACAATAACATTTGACACGGCACCTGCAAATCACACACAGATCTCAACTAAAGTGTTTGCCATCTCCGGAGAAAATTACAGAGTGTTGAACTCATTCACAGGGGACGGCAGTACTACTACATTCCTTACTTCAACCAGAGGTGAGTTCAATCTAGATTCAACATCTTCTGACATCTATGTCACAGTTGACGGTGTGCCAATAACCGCATACTCGACTACCACTTCTGCAAACACAATCACAGTCGTGTTCGACTCGGCCCCGGAAGCAAGTTCATACGTACAGATAGCCGGTTTCAACAAGTCATCAACATCTACACGAAGTTATGCAAGTGTCAGAAACCAATCAATAACATATGACGGATCAACAAACAGATACACCTTAACATATCCACCTGGTGCAATAGGACCTTTCTCTGGTCTCACAACAGTAGAAGTCAATGGCAGGGTGCTACGTGGACCAGACAACACTTATTACTTAGGAGATGGAAGCACTTACACATATGGTGTCGTTTCGGGATTGGAAGATGACTCAACAGTGGATCCTGCTAAAACTATTTCAAGTGCAAGTCAAGTACAGGTCTTCGTAAATGGTGTCAAGAAAGATTTAAGCACACACTACACAGTAGATGTTGGAAACCAAAATGTTGAATTTGTTACTGCACACGTTCCGAGTACCACGGATGTGATATGTATCTCAACCTTGGTTGATCATCAGTATTTCAATGAGGGGACTGATATAATATTAGTACCAAGTGCAATTACATCACCTTACAGTTTGAGTGCCAGCGATGTGTTATCAGTCACTACATTCAACAACGCTCTAGGCATGAAGCAAAGAAGAGAAGTGTTAGAAGGCAGAGGTACTGGTGTGTTCAAACTAAGATTCAACACATTAGATGCCGGATACACGTATGTTTGGTTGAATGGTCAACAATTGATACAGGCAAGTGATTACACGGTTAGTGGAAACACAATCACAGTCAATGGTAGAACGATCTCGTCATCTGACAGACTTGATGTGATGTACTTCGCAGTGGATTCAGCGGTCAATGCCACTGGATTCAGAATATTCAAAGACATGTTGAACAGGACGTTCTACAAACGTATATCCAAAACAGCAACAACAAAATTGACACTGGACATGACAGAAAGCACACAGACATTTACTGTGGAAGATGCTAGTGTATTGCCTACACCAGATATTGCCAGCAACACCCCAGGCGTTGTGTTCATGGACAAAGAAAGAATTGAATATTTTAGCAAGAGTGATAACGTGTTAAGTCAATTAAGACGTGGAACTCTTGGAACAGGAATTAAGGAGCATGGATCAGGCACTGAAGTGGTAGATGCGTCTGGTACTCAAACCATCCCTTATGCGGACACTGTGTACACCAACACCTTCACAGGTGACGGCAGTACGTTGACGTTTGCACTATCACAAGCACCATCATCCGCTAGTGAGTTAGACATATTCATTGGTGGCCAACGATTGTTGCTCACTAGCGAGGATGGATCGACTATCAACTATTCTGTGGACGGAAGCACAACAGCAGTAACAGTGAGCTCTGCACCTGCTTCGGGCACACAGGTTAAAATTTTACATAAGAAAGGACAGGTATGGTATACGGCACTAGATGGTAATCCAGCGGATGGTAAAGGATTACAGGCTTCTGGCACACAACAGGCTAAATTCATTGCTAACGAGCCTACAAACGCACCTGAATAAATACACTAGATGACACAGGACAACAAACCCACAGAAGTAAAAGAAGAGAACAAGAAGCCTCAGGATAACACGGGTGTTATGATGACGGGGCATATCAAGATTTCAGATCCAGAGACAGGTGAAGTTATCGTAGACAAGAGAAATGCGATACACTACGAGAACATGTCTCAGGCACTTGCTAATAGTTTAGCAAACAAGACAACAGGCTTCGTACACGAGATTGCATTAGGCAATGGGGGAACAAGTGTTGACCCAACAGGTATAATCACATACCTTACTCCAAATTCAACTGGCACAAACGCAACATTGTACAACCAGACTTATTACAAAGTAGTGGATGACAATAGTGCAACCAACAAAGACACCACAAGGAACAAAATGGAAGTGAGACACACGGCGGGTAACAAGTACACAGATATAGTTGTGACTTGCACACTAGATTATGGTGAGCCAACAGGCCAAGCGGCGTTCGACAACACCACAGATTTCAACGGTGACTATGTGTTCGATGAACTAGGATTGAAAAGTTTTGAAGGAACAGAGAACGGATCAACGAACAAGTTGTTGACTCACGTGATATTCCACCCTGTGCAGAAATCATTGAACAGACTTATACAGATAGATTACACATT